TCTAATATCTCTTGTTGAACAGTTCTTTCTCTAGGCGTTATCTCTAAAGTATATTTAGCAAAAGTAGATAGAATAGATAAATCCATAATATCTCCATTAGCAACTACACATTTAAGTTGTCTAGTTTTTACTAAATCTTTTAAAACTTTTAACATGATTTGATAAGATGCTGTTTCATGACCCTCAAAATGAGCATCAGAAAATACCAACATAGCATAAGGTGTATCATTGTTAACACTAATTTGATTGGTTAATGGTGGTAGGTTTTGTCTTTCTATTCTTGTTACTTGGTTATGTTTATTATTATGTGGTACTAGTTGCAGTCCTGTCATTTCTTCAGCTTGTTTTCTATAAAACGACATAGTTCCACTATCTGTCGCTTTTCCTAAATACTCAAAAACATCTTTTTGACATTTCATCTGTGGTAAATTCCATGCTCTTATAATGTCTTGTGCAAACTGCATAGAAATACTTGACCTATTGGTACTTGGCATACAACACTCCTTGTTATTATAATTTTCTCAAAGTTGAAAATCTATGACCAACAACAGTATCAGTTGGTTCATTACCTCTATACAATGTAATTAAACAAGCTGGATTATCTTCTGTAGCATTAAGTGTAAAACTAGTATCAGGTACAGATAATTTTCCAGACCTTACAATTTTTTTAATTTTACCTTTTGCTCTACCACCTGAATTATCCCAAGAAACCATATCACCAAGTTTCAATGAGTTTGCTTCTGCTTTACTTCCTCTCTCCCTCATAATGGCATTTCTTTTAGATGTTGACCAAGTAAATCCAGCATCTCCACCCCATAGCATCCACGCTATTTTTCCAGCGCTGGGATATCCCTCGCTTCCACTATTGAAACCTCTACCTTGTTTATCGACTTCATGCCTACTAAAGAAACTATACATTCTTAATACAGTGTCAGGGCTTAGTCTTTCTTTGCTAACAAGTTGATTGGCTCTAGTAACTCCCACTTGAGTACCACCACGATTAAACTCTTTTCTCATTGCTAAACCTCTTTTCGCATTTGAGGCCATAGTATCTGTTGGAACAGTATTGATATCACTGACTGCTTTTGTGTCTGCTAATAATGACTCATACTCTCTATGAGTTTTGCAAGGCATATAAACTGTTTTACCATCTTCGGTGTGTGAGTGTATTCCATTACAACCTATTTCTTCTGCTCTTTCTTCTGCTTCATCTTCAGTAGTAAATGTATCTAAACCGACTTTAGATTTAATTCCATAAGCATCTTCCATAAACTTATCTGCTTCATCTAATTCAACTGGCTTATCTGAATCGTTAGGACTTGTTTGTGTCATTTCACCAATAGGAAATAAATTACTTGGTATATATAACTCATCTCCACCATTAACAGCTTCCAAATCCAATCTCTCTCTTGCTTCATTACGAGTCATTATTCCATTCTGCACTGCTTGTGTAACATTGGCATAAATTTGTTTTCTTTTTTCTACCATAGCTGGTATTGAATCTATATCATATTGAATCTTAATATTCTCACTATAAAGTGGAGAAAGATATTCATTCAAATCTGATTCCACTCTTTTCAGTAGTGGTATAACTGTTTCTTCATAAAGCGCCAATTTAGCAGTTTCCATATTGCTATATGTATTAGCTTCAGGTATTCCAATTAATTGAGCTGGTACACCAAAACACAAAGCAATTTCTCTTGCTGACAAGTTTAACAATTCTAAAAAGTCCATGTCTTTTGGATTCAATCCTAATTGTTGGTACTCAAAATCTCCCTCTAATAACATTGGTCTACCACTATTGGTAGTACCTTGAAATCTAAATTCTAAATCTTCTAATAATCTTGCTCTTTGGTCATCAGTTAATTGCGCTGATGCTCCAGTTTCATCAGTAGGAGAAAACTTTAACATACCACTTGGAGTACAACCATTTTTTAGCAAAGCAACATTGTGCATACCAGCTAAATTATGCTGGTCAATATTGTAAGCACTTGCCATTATTGGAGATAAGCCATAAAAATCATCTAATGGATTCCATAATTTAATTTGTTTGACTTGTCCATTAGCTGTAAATCTATCTACTGGATATTCATCTGTGATTTGTCCATCAACAACATAACAGTATGCTTCAGGTATCATTGATTCCCCACCTTTTATTTTAATCCTATCAGGTCGTAATAAATATAATTCTTTGGGTCTTTTATCTTCTTGTGAATCTCTGAGCAAATAAGCGTTGCCTGAAATCATCAAATATGAATACAGTGATGAGAAATATTCAACACCACTTTGTAATGGGTTAGGTCTTTGTAAAAGTGAGATTAGCTCATGGTTTTCTAATTTATTATCACCACTAAATATATCTATTTTAACTGAACTCGCTGAATTGGCAATTAACTGAATACATCTATGAACGATAGCGTTATCTTGGTAACCATCTTTGGCATATTCCTTATACTTTCGATTTGTTGTAGAAGAATAAGCGTTTAGCCTATTTATCATAACTCTTGGAGCTTCTTTAGTTTGTTTTATTGTTTCTTTTTTATCAAAAAACTTATCGAATATTCCCATGTTTACCTCTAACTAATTTTAAAAACTGCCTGTCCAGAATTCATTAAGCTCGTTATCCCAAACACCAAAGCATCTAACCTATCTGGAGATGATACACTATTTCCAGTGTATTGGCACATTTGTTCTTCTAATTCTTTATAACAACCAACATGATGCACTTTGTTTTGCTCATACAAACTACTTACTGGCTCTGCTCTTAACATCTTACCTTTGCTACTTCTAATTGCTCTGTATGGAACTTTTAAATCACTCACTCTAATTAACCTCTCAATTAAATCGCCACCATTATTGACTTCTGCGACAATATAATTAGCTTCATATTCATAGTATAATGCTATTGCTTTTTTTATCCAGTCATCAGGGCTATACTTTCCTGACCTATCATCTAAAACATAGTAATGTCCGTTAGCATCTCTGCCTGTGACAACAATTCCAGTTTCGTCAGACTTGTCATGAGAAGTAACTGCTGGGTCAATTGCTACAACAATTTTTACCAATTCTGGGATGGTGGGTACTCTGTTTTTATCAATCATATCTCTGTTGAATAATGCTCCCTCAGTATCTTCTAAGATTTCTGCATACAATTCTTGTTGACCTAATCTAGTTCCCTCATATCTTGATTTCATCATAGCAAGGGCGCTTGGTGCTAAATTCTCCTCATTCTCAAATGTGCTTCCCCTTGTGATATATACATCATCTCTTGCCACTAATGACTTCAATAGTGGTATTGGCTTTGGTGTGGTGGTTATAATACATTTAGGATTATCTCCTAATCTAAGACCAAACATTAATTGGTCAAATGCTTCAGGGTATTGCCATGATGCTAACTCATCACACCATGCTCTATGAAATTGTGGGCCTCGAAGTCTTTCAACATTGATACTCGCATAACCAACAATCTTTGAGCCATTACCTAATCGTATTTCACATATAGAAGATGAGTAACCAGCAGTACCAAATTCTGAGTCATAACATTCTTTTGGAATTAAAGATACTAGCCCACTTTCTCCACCAAAACATACTCTCCTTAAATCTCCAAAGGTAGGGGCGACAACGGCACATATAGTATTTGGGTTTCTCATGGCATATAGGGCAATATCTTGAGCGCCAGTTCTTGTCTTTCCCCAACCTCTCCCAGCAAGAATTAACCAAATAAAAAAATCTTCAGTAGGTGTTAGCTGTTTGGGTCTAGCTGATTTAATCCAGTCAGTGTATAGCTTTATCGCTGACTTTTCTACGCTGTTCTCCAACTTCATCAAGCAATTCCATAGCTTCTCGGAACGCTGTGCTGTCTTGTACTTTTGCATTTAAGTTCATGTTCTCCGTTGATTCTCCCAAAGCCAATTTTGCCACTCTCTGTACTTTTAGGGTGGCTTCTGCCAATGTCGTACATAGTTGTGGTGTAAATCTTTCTTCGGCTACTGCGCTTTGTATTACCTTTCCTATTTGACCAAGTAATGCTTTAGATATATTTAAGCTATTGGTATCAAACTTTTGGCTTTCTCCAACCAATTCCTCTTTTCTTTTACCATCTAATTCCACTAGATAGTCATGTTGAAATTGAGTTTGCTGACCTTTCCAATTTTCCAATTGTGAATGTCTATACAATGTACTTCTTGGCACATCAAATTTATCAGCTAAGTTATCAATTGTATAAAGAATCCTAGAGCCATTATCTCCCTCTATTCCTTGAACAAAAAGATTTCTTATTTCTTCTTTCTTGGTATCTGTTAATTTATTACTCATAAAATCTCACTTAATCTCATTTTATATATACTCCTTTTTCAATATTAGTCAATATTTCAGAGTTATTTCCCTCAACTATTTCATATTTCATGTTAGCAAATTTATCTATAAGACACTTTTGTTTAAAGTCTACCCATGCTTTGTAATAGAATGGCTCATATCTTTTGCCATCTGCAATGCTTTGAATATAATCTAACCATGTAGACTTAGAGTTCTTCCTACAATGAATCATCAAATGACATGTGTAACACAAACCAAATTGACCAATATGTTCTCCAAAGGGTGCTGAGTAATCTTCACTGTGATACTCAATATGACCTTTAGTTTGACCACAGACATCACACTTCTCAGGTTTAGGTGGGATTTCTTTTCTTGTGATTTTTTCCATTAACCATTTGAATGCTTTCATTCTTTGGTTTGCTGTAAACCCATTGTAACTATTCATGTTGCTCCTTTGTTGCCAACCAAACCCCTTTCCTCACTTCTTTATGTATAGTGAATCCTATGCTCTTATAATAATTAGGGTGTAATGTTAAGACTTCTATATTTTTATAACCAAATTCATCAATTATTTTTAATCTACAATTAGTTATAAATCTTCCCAAACCTTTTCCCCTATACTCAGGTTTAATCCAATCTCCCTTTATTCTACACTTTTTATTGGTTAAATATAAGGCGCATATACCAGCTAATTTATCTGCAAAATAAATATGAAACCAAATAGTATTCTTAGTATCATTGATGCTGACTCGCTCTCTCCTTGCTTTTGAAGAAAAACAATCAACCTTTTCATAAGGCACTTCTTCCAAACTGAACCAGTTAGAAAGTAATTTTATTGGTCTTTCAATTGTGGGTACCATGCTTTGCTGTACTTATACTCTCCATTAACTTTTTTTAACATCTTAAAAACACCATCTTGATATAATAAATCTACTTCTTTCTTAGTAGCTCCTAATTCTTTAGCCAACTCTTGTGGCTCCCACTTATGCTCATCAACTAATTCTTTAATCATTGATGCCATTCTAACAGCTATATGACTTCCTTTAGCCCTGTTCATGCGAACTGTGAGTATCATGGCCTCATCTCTGGGAACATCAAATACCACACATGGAACTTTGCCATTATATTTTTCCTTAATCTTTTTACTCTCCATACTAAGCATTGTTCTATGAAATCCATCAATGATAGTTTTATCTTTAGATATAATTACTGGTTGTACCCAACCAATACTCAAAATGTTTCTTTCTAATGCTTTTAATTCAGGGCTAAACACTGCATTGGGATTATAATTATTCGCAATTAAATCGTAAGCGCTTATCCATTCTATTTTATCAATTGGGTCTGTCATTTTTTTCCTCTACTTTTTGTGGTAATAAATCTCTTTTATATCCACCTGTCATGAAATACTTGAGTATATATTCTACAGGGTAAGCATCAGGTTGNTTAGTGTTTGCAACCACTGATTTTTTAAACATCTTATATGCTTCATGCTTTTGTTTTGGGTCAGTTATATAATCTTTTATGTACTGTAAGACACCTTTCATATTTTTATTGTATTTTGCAACAACAGAATCACGATTAAACTCTCTATAATATCTTTCTTGTACTAACATCTCAGGGAATATATCTATCACTTGCTCATAAAGTACTGGGTCTAAAGTCTTTAACTTGTGGAATTTTTTAGATGCTTCTTGATGTATTGGTGTTGCAACTCTAAATTGGTCACCATTCCACATTTGCCAATCGTATATCTTACAGTACTCAATATTATTCTTATGGAAATATAAAAATACATCTTTTTCTTCCCAATCATATATGGGTTTACATAGCCTAACTGAATGTACTTTGCTTTTAGTTTCGTTTATATAATTCTCATTAAGTTTATTCATACATGATGCAAACCTTATTAAAGACTCACTTGCTCTTATGCCATTAACGAAAGCAATCTTGCCTTTAAAAAAACTGGCAGTGTAATCATCCATAGTATCTTGTGAGTAAACTGCTGGGTCATCATCTTCTGTTTTTATCGCATTTTCAGGTATTGGTCGTATGTGTTTTCTTGATTTATCCCATTGAATGTAAGTTTCAGTTCGCCCCAGGACATATTTCTGTGAGTATAGTGGCACTGCGAAGTATAGAATGTTACACCAGTCCAATTCTGAGTAGCGATTTATTAGGTCAATGACCACATTTGGTATTAATTCTTCATCACGAAAGACTACATTAACTGTCTTAATTCCCCTTGACTCTGCCACTTCTTTACACAAATGTAGTACTGCAAGACTATCTTTACCACCTGAAAACATCACCACAATGGTGTCAAAGGTGTCATAAATGTGATTAATTCTCTTTATAGACTCAGTGTAGACATCAGTGTCTATATAAGTTCTGACTTTTTTTGTAGTCTTTACTTTAGATTTAGCCATTGCTTTATATATAAATCAATTCTTTCTGCATGAGTTTCTTTGTCAGGATATTCTGATTTTAATTTATTTAGAAATTCATAGAATCGAGTTTGTTGTTCAACATTATCAAAAACCAAAGCATAACTGACGATACTGTTCTGCGACCTCGTTTCTTCTGGCACATAATCATCATCTGACATATCAAATGTATCTTCGGTTACTGCGATACCTAAATCAAAATCTGTGAAACCCATTTCACTCAATTCACTCATGTCGAATCTGTTGCCTAGCATATCATAGTCAAATGAACCAGCAGTGTTCTTATTCAATCTGATATTTAACTCATCAAATTCTTTACTGTCAAGCTGTCTACTGGGATAGTAACAGTCCACTTCTTTTATGTTTAAGCGCATCAATATTCTTCTTCTACCATGACCACCACAGATTACATTGTTTGAGTTCGCAACTAATGGTTCTGCGACACCAAATTTTTTGATGCTATCTTCTAGGTGTTTTAATTTAGAGTCAGATAATGTTCTTGGATTATGCTCATATTCTAGCAAATCACTAACCTTAACTTTACGAATTGTCCATTGTATATCGCTCATATAAGGAACAATAAGTCAATGTGCTATAATTGTCCAGTTATTTCCACCAAATAGGAGTAGATAATCTCCATTTTGCGAAATATTCTTTTTCACTTTTATAGTAATTACGATATGCCACTACTGGATTCTCGTGTTTGTATTGGTCAGGCATAGCTTGTGCAAAGGGTGTAAAACCTCTAGGCATTTTATAAAACAATTTAACCATGTCTATTTGCATCATAGCATCATAAGACTTGTGGTTTTTATTATGCTTAAATCTTTTTTTATACTCATCATTCAGTGTAGTGGCTAATGTGCAAAGCCAGTCAAAGTTTTCCCAAGACTGTCTAGCCCATATTGTGCAAGGGTGATTTATATATGCCGACTTGTATGGAGATTTTACACCATACTCATTAGATGCAGTGCATATCATTTGCGCTGACTCTAATATCATCTTAGGCACATGCTTGTCGCAGTGTGCCATAGCAGATAATTTTGGTGACCAATCTAATATAAATATATTCATTTTTGTGGATATACCCATATTCTAACTTTTTCTCTGTTTCTTTTACTAAGTCTAGTAACTGTTTTTATCTCTTTTATTTTGCAATATTGGTATATAGAATTTCTTTCTCGTATATCAACAATAAAGCTATCCCCATTATCTAACGATTGCACAAATTTCCATTTAGACCATTCATTGCCACGATTACCAAGCTCCGGTAAAGGCACATTTTTTTCTATTTTATATTTCATAATTTTACTCATTGTTATTAATTACTTCTATAGTGGACTATTGATGACACTTTGTCAACTATGTCCACCCAGTATCTTCATAGCACTTAGTCATATTGTTCCATTTTAAAGTACATTCTCCAATGTTACCTTGCACATCAACCTCTCTAACTTTTGCCACTCTCACAAAAGTACATTCTTTTTCATAATCTCTCGTAACAATAATTCCAACATCAGTCTTATTGTTCCAATGCGCACTACCAGACACATCATACAAACTATTAACGCTAAATTTTCCGTCAGCATTTCTAATTTGTTTTGTTGGGTGTGCCACCATAAAAGCGAATGTTTCGGTTTCTCTAGTGAATCTTTTTATCTTACTAATAAGCAAACTAATATGCTCATCTTCTCTAAGATTATTTCTTGCTGGGTTAATCTCGTTATATGGGTCAGTAACTATGCCATCAATCCCATATTCCTCTACACAATAAACTGCTCTTTGTAATATCCAATCTATGTCAGGACTATCGCCAATGCTGTCTAGGAAATAAAAATGTTCATTGATAAACTCAATCGCTTCGACTACTTCAGGCTCACTAGCCCTATTCTTAAACATAAAGTCAAAAGGTTTATGTGTATATTTCTCAATCAATCTTTTTAAGTTAACTGGTAAGCTATGTTCAGGTGAAAATATTAAAAATTTATGTCCATGATTTTTTGCACACCTCATTATGATGTCATAAGTTAATGATGATTTGCCACAATTGGGAGTTCCAGTCATTAATATAAAACTTGGTTTAATAATTTTAAAGTATGGCTCTAGGTCAGAAAAACCACAGCTATATTGTTGTTGTGTCTTGCCTTGATATAAATCCCAAACTCCTTGTGTAAGGTCAGTTGCTTTATATATCCCATCTATTTTTTTGCTCATATGTTTTGCTCCTTGTTAAATTTATCCAGCGATAAAATTCTTGTTTTTTTTCTTTTTTGTTATTTCAAATCTTTGGCTCTTTATATTAGTATTGTGTGAATATTTTTCACATTGAATGTAATACATATTATGCTCACAAACTCTGCCTTGCACCTTTGTTAGTTTTATTAATTTGAGCTTAACCAATCTTTTTATGTGTTTATTTACAGACTCCCTAGTACAACCACACAATTTGGATATGTGTTCTTGACTAGGGTAGCAACTGTTTTTTTCATCTGCATAATTGCAGAGCATTATCAGGACTAATTTACTTGTGATGTTATTTGTCTTTTGTTTTATAGCCCAAGATATTGCATGAAAACTCAACTATTATTTGTTCCGTAAAAATCATTCGCATTGACTTTATATTTTGTTGCCATTGCAATTAATTTCATGTTAGTTAAATTTGGAATCCTTAATCCATACTTATACTTTGACATAGTGTCATGTTTTATTCCAGTTATTTTGCATAATTCACTGAGAGCCATGCTTTCTTCCTTTAAATATTCTTCCATTGTCATATGTTTGTTCCTTTGTTGGTGCTCCTAGTACGCTTATACTAATATTTATAGCGCATATTGTCAACAGGACATTTAGTGCTTGTGCAATTAGGTCATATATGATATATTGTCCATATGATGAGCGTGAACAATGAGTAAAAAAAGCAGTTTAAATCATCTTTTTAGAGTACATTTCTTTAAAGAGAGGGATATAGAGTGGCGAAAACATTTAGAAACTATTGAGCCACTAAATCGCTTTATGACCAAGCATTTTTCCGANAATCATAACTACTTTAATCAGAAATTCAAACTACAATCTGATTATGGATTTTTTAATAAACTTGATTTTGTTATTAATGAATTTACACAAAGTGATAAGTTTCACGAATGTACTGGATTTGAGAAAGAATTAATTGAGTTACAACTGAGGAAAAAATTACAATGATTTATGTAATAATGTTTAAATTCAAACATCATGATGACAAAGTTTGGTACAGTTACAAGGACTGTGGCACTTCTGAGTGGAAAGATGGCGAACAAGCTCAAAAACTGAGGGATACTTTATCCGATATACATTCAGCTAATAGAGTATATAAAGTTTGGGAATTTCCCGAAGAAAAAAACTTAGAGGTGGTAAATGAATAAGCTAGATACATCAATGATAGAGTTTATTAAATTGGCAGTACACCCAGTTAAAGACCAAGTAAATCCACATTATAAAAATAAATTTGCTAGTCTAAACTCAATACAAAACTCATTAAGGGAAAATGCTATTCCTTTAGGGTTATGGTACAAGCAAGAAACAGATTTTGATTACCAAAATGGATTGGTAGTCAAAACCACTATTGGGCATATTGATTGTCAAGAAACCCAAGTAGTGAAATTACCAGTACAACAAAAAGATATGGGTAATCCACAACACATGGGTAGTGGGTTAACTTATGCTCGTAGGTACTCATTAAGTTGCGCATTTGGTTTGCCTGATATTGATGATGATGCTAACGAGGGAAGTGGTAAAAAAGGTGGTGAAGTAAACACACCACAAACAACTGAGGGTAGGAAAGTAATATGAGTAAATTTAAAAAATGGGCTAAAGACCACATAGTATTTGGTGGTTGTTTAGTAGATGATAAAAAACTTCAAAACATTATATTGGATAAAGTTGAAGAAGATTTATCTAAAAAACAAATAGGAGTAGAGCATGGAAAAACAAGAGATAGAGTCAAAGCTAAACAAGTTCTTCAACGAAAAGAAATTAAAGAGCGAAGAAAAGACCAAGCAAAATATCAACGAAAAGTTACAAGAGGTACGAGTAATGGAAAATAACAATGATGCACTATATGGAAGTTTGAAAGATGTTTTTGTGGACACCAGTACTGGACAAGCTACAGAAACAATTGTCAAAACTGGAAAGATAAAAGATGGCACTGAGTATGGTAAAAATATTATTCTCACTGATGCAACCACAAGAGATGGTAAACAAATATTCTATGTTTATGAAAAAGTAGGATATATGTATGCGAGTGAGGGAAATAAATATATTCTTGATGGCAAGATTACATACAATAATATGCAACATACCACTAATGGTGAAAGTGTAGCCAGTATTACTGAGAAAAAAGTATTTGGCTATGACAATGAGAAAGATGGTGAAAAATGGATTGGATTATCACTACTTGAACCAATAAAACAATAAGGAGAAACAGGGTGTGGGAGTTATGCACCTAGTTCCCACACTTTTAATTATGAGTATATCAATGTTTAAAGATAAAGATTTTGAAGTAGACTTAAAAGCAGACCCAGTGTATGGGGTTTTACAAATTCCAGTAGCTCATGATTTGCATGAGATGATTGAGTTTGATGTTAAAAAAAATGGAGTAAAAGCAAAAGCCAAAACTAATTCTATTGAGGATAACTCAAGACAAGTTAGCTTATGGAGAATACCTATAAAAACCCACACTGGTGGATTGTTAAAAAATATAATTAAAGAGGCTAATAAAATATTTAATTATAAAATTTGCGCAATACAAGACATACAATATTTGGAATATAGTGTAGGAGATTATTATAAAATGCACACTGACATTTCAAGCGATTTAGGTTCTATGAGAAAAATAAGTTTTAGTTGGATTCTTAATGAAAATTTTGAGGGTGGTGAATTAAATATTTATAATGGTGGAGAAAAACATACAGTCGTAAATAAAAATAATTTTGTGACTGCATTTACAAGTTTCTTCACACACGAGGTTACACCAGTAACAAAAGGTAAACGAAAAGTCTTAGTCTGTTGGGCTAATGGAGATAGTTGGAGATGAAATTTATACATAAAGGTTTAAATGTTAACCATAGATTTGAAGAAAAAACTTTTGATTATCCAAGAGTAACAAGTGTCTTAGGACATTTTAAAAATTGGGGTTTAATAAAGTGGCGACAAAAATTAGGAGATGCAGTTGCAGACTTTGAAATGAATCGTTGCGCATCAAGAGGAACTGCTACACATGAAACTATTGAAGAATATTTAAAAAATGAAACAGTTACATATAAATCAGTTTTAAGTATGGGAATGTTTTTAAACATGCAAAATTATTTAGATATGATTACAAACATTAGATGCTTAGAACAAAAACTTGTAAGTCATAATTTAGAGTTACAAGGAACTGTAGATTGTGTCGCAGAAATCAATGGAAGTTTATCGGTCATTGATTTTAAAACTTCCAACAAACCTACAGAAAAACCAAGAGATACACATTTGTTACAGACTAGTGCTTATGCCATTATGTATGAAGAATTATATAAAGAAAAAATTGAGTCTTTAATAATTATTAGTGCTGATGAATTAGGTGGTAGTAAAATGTTTAGGAGAGATTTTTCTGAACATAAAAATAAATTTTTAGAATTTTTAAATAAATACAAAGAGGACATAAAACAATGAGTAAAAAATCAGAAACATTAAATAGAGAAATAAAAAAATGGACTGCAAGTACCGATGATATTTTAAATCGAATGGATTTAATGATTAAGGAATTAAAAAAAGATTTGGAACATAACCAAAAATTATTTAATACAGAAATACATAAGGAAAAATTTGATTGTACTATTGCAGTGGCATACATACATGCCATGAACAATATCATTAATTCAATACAAAGTATTTCAAATTTAAAGCTGAAGCCTAGCAACCACAGTGATAAATAGGTGTTGACAGATTGTCATATATACCCCATAATATAGTTATAGTAAGTTAATAAATTTACTAATAACTAAATAGGTGCAAACAATGAACAAAATGATAAATAGAAATTATGGAATCGAAGTAGAATTTGGTAGCAGATTTTCTAGGCATGAAATGGCAAGAAAAATAAAAGATGAAACTGGTATACATATACAAGTTGCTGATTACTACAATAAAAATAATACTTGGAGATTAAAACACGATGGTAGTATTAGTTGTGGTAGATATGGAATGGAACTTGTAACTCCAATACTTAAAAATGACTTAGACTTACAAAAATTTTTAACAGTGTTAGAAGTTTGTGAGAAAAATGGAAAAGTAAATAGAAGTTGTGGTGTGCATGTGCATGTGGAAATTAAAAACCAAGACACAATGGAAAAAAATGTAAAAAAAGTTATGAAGTTTTTTGGTAAATACGAAAATGCTTTGAATGGTTTAATTTCTAAATCTAGGAGAGGTAATAATAATGGTTACTGTAGAGATAATTTTTATAACGAAGAAGATTTGTATAAAGTTTTTGGAACTATAAATCAAAAATCTGTTAAGAGTTTGATTAAAACTAATGACTGGTTTAATGGTAGAGATAAATGGAATTTCAAAAACTACTGGTCGCAAGGTACTGTTGAGTTTAGAGCGCACCAAGGAACATTGAATGGAGAAAAAATTGCTAACTGGGTTTTTTTGACACAAGCAATTATAGACTATGCGCTTAACTCTAGGGGTACAATTGTTAAACAAGGTACTACTACAAAAACATATTCGACTAAAGATATGTTAAGAGAGTTAAACAAGAAAGGTTTTATTAGTAATAAAATGACTAGCTATTACTTAACTAGGAAAGAGGAACTTGATGCGCTACAAAGATAATAATGGAAGATTATTTAAAAGTGAAACACCAACTGGTTTAGTAATGGAATTATATAAAACTAGTTGGCAAAAAGATAATTGCAAAGATGCGACAGAATGGTTAAAGGGTTGCGCTGATAGGATAAATGAGCAATACGATATTGAGATTGATTTTAATAGCGCAACTACTTTTGTAAATGAGTTAAAAAGAATAAAACTAATTGAGGAGATACACTAATGTTATATTACAGTTATGGAGCAAACACAAACATAGACAACATGAGAGGAAGATGTCCTAAAGCAAAATTAATTGGTGCTTTAACATTACCTGACTATGAATTAACTTTTAGGAATGTTGCTGACATTGAAAGAAAAGTTGGAGCGCATGTTGAGGGTGTGCTTTGGGATATTACAAGCGAGTGCGAAAATGCTTTAGACATTTACGAGGGTGTTGCTAGTGGTCTATACAGGAAAGAATATTTCCCAGTAAAGGCTAAAGGCAATATTGAAGATGTGATGTTCTATACAATGAATAGCAATAACTATGGTATGCCTAGCGAACATTATTTTAATACTATATTGCAAGGCTATTTTGAAAACGAATTAGATGTAAATTACTTGTATGGAATTTATGATAGTTTAGAATCTAAAATACAAAAAATTGATAAACAAAAATTAATATGGAGCTACAAATGATAGATATAGAAAAAACAATTAAATACTTACAAGATAAAATTGATAGATATAACAAGGGAGATATGAACATCACTTTATCTGAACACCAAAGCAATGTGGCAACACTGCAACATTTCAATAGAGTTAAAGATGCAAGATAAAGTTAACAATCCAAATCACTATACACAAGGAAGTGTTGAGTGTATTGAAGCGATTGAATCATCAATGAGTAAAGATGAGTTTTTAGGGTTTCTCAAGGGTAATATTATAAAATACTTATGGAGATATAGGCATAAAAATGGCGCAGAAGATTTAGCAAAGTCGCAATTTTATGTTATAAAGTTAATTGAGGTGTACAAAGATGCCAAGAGAAAATGAAGAATATTATGAGGATAGTGAAGTGTTTAAAGATGATGTGATTAAGTTTAAAGACATTATTAAGACTATTGATATAGCCAAATACTCACACAGTCAAAGAGAATTCTGTGAAATAGTGGAAACTATTTATGCAGAAATATTCAACAACAACCAAGAGGTAAACAATGAGCAAGAAGATAAACAAGACAAGTGAAGTAAGAAAACATTTGTTAAGAAATAAAACCATAACAAGTCTACAAGCATTTAAAATGTGGAATGCCACTAGACTTTCTGGAATTATTTATACACTAAGACATAGAGAAATGATGGATATTGAATCTGTTGATACAAAAATCAATGGGATTGTTTTTTCTAAATATACATATAGAGGTATTAAAGATGAATCTAATAGAAAAAGTAAGTGATATATGCAACGATTTACCTGACATTGTCAAGGCAACTTTGTTTGTTTCAGCAATATCTATTTTTTGGGCTATTGTTTTTTAAGTAGACAAGCTACGATAACCCAATAGGAAGCGCTTAATACACCTATTTTAAGCGCTTTTCTCTTTTAGGCTATACTACTTCAGTACAACTAAAAGTAATACCATATAAAGACAGTTGGTCAGCAGTCCAATACAATTCATTTGAGTCCATTCTCATGACACAAGTAGTGTTTGTATAAACTATAGAAGAATCATCAACTAAAGCTGATTTCAAGGGTGGCTCTATAGGTACAGTTGCAGTTCCATTCCCAGCAGAGGTTACATCACCGACTATCATGTGTAGTTTCTGTGTAGCTCCACTACCAAACTGAATATAATCTCCCTTTTTAAATATCAAGGTACTAGCAGTCGCATTTTCAATAGAGATATCATAAGCCCCAACACTATGAGCGCCATTAACATTGATAACACTATCCAAACCACCTTGAATTGTTTTGGAATCAGGGTCGCCAAGTTTGAATGTTCCATATCTTCCATGAAGTTGCATAAAAAATACTTGCCATTCATCAGCTTGTTCTCTTTTCATAGGTGGTAAAGTTACATTTGTACTCCATACACTTCCACCAAAATCATAGGCAACTGATTCATAACTAAATTGACTCTGTGATACTGCCACTGTTCTTTTTATACGCCATTCGCTTGTTACAAAGTTNCTGGGCGAGGTTGGAATAGATAATGGATAACTAGGNAATGACATTTTATGCTCCGAAAGTCCTAGCAAATGAGCCACCACGACTTCTCGTTTCGGCTACTGCTTTGACAGTTTGGTCTTTTATTTGTGGCATCAATCCCATAACTTCTGCTCTTACTGTTTGTTGAACACCAGTACTGAAGTTTAGATTTTGATTTATGGTAACTCCACCACCACCATTGGATTGAATATTACCAGCTCCAGTTGGAACGAATAACTCAGGGCCTCTTTCACCAACCATATATGGTGTGTTAGGTTTTACAAAACCACCATGAGCTTTTCCAGATATGCCCGGAGTCTGTCCAGTTGGTGGTGTGCCTGTAGCACCAGCTAGTGCAGTATTTATACCAAAGTTGAGCATACTTGAGAAAGATAACTCATACATATCATCAATAGTTTTATTTATTTGGTCACGAATACCAGTTAAAATTGTTGTCAATCTTGCCAGTAGTGGCTCTAAAACTAATATTCTAACGATTAAAGAAACTACTTCTGCTACAACATCTTTGAAGATAGTTTTCATAGCATCTCCAAATTTTTCTCCTTTAGCAATTGCATTACCAAAAGCATCAGCAGTATTTTGAGTAAAGTCTTTCATCACATCATCTATCTCAGTGAATACTTTATTTATTTTATCTTTTAATTGGTCAACAGTTTGTTGTTGCTTTTTAGACATTTCAGGGCCTGTTATTCCAAGTTTCTCTTGAATCTCCAATAAAGTTTGCCATGCTTTTGCAACATCAAAAACTGGTTGAACTTGTTTTGTAGTCGCTTCAGTTAAATCAACGAATCGACCAGTAGTGGCTAATATCCATGCCTGTATGGCTTTATCTCCAACTAAATCTCTTAATGAATCATGTAGTTCTTTAATTTCTTTTGCAAAATATATAACAAAGGTAGTAGCTATTGTGAATAATCCTCTAAGACTTGCCAACCACAGACCAAAAGTAACAAAGACAGCACTCCCCATAATAATTGCTAATGCTTTCAATGATGCAGTTATTCTGTCTATATTCCGTGCGACAAATTTTATTGATTCCCCAATACTCTTACCAATCTCTTTACCAAACTCCATAATTTTCTTTTGGTTAACTGCCAATTGATTGTTTAGATTATTCATCTTGCCTTTTAATTCAGCAAAAAATCCATCAGCGATTGCTTTTTGGAAGTTAAACATTTTATCTGATAGCATTGAGATTGTACCAGTTAAAGTTAATGCAAATTCTTGTGATGCTTTAGCAAAAGTACCACCTCTACCAAAAGCATTTCTAAAAGCAGTTTGAGTTTCTTCTATACCAGCTTTGGAATCACCAGTAAATCCTAATAAAGACTTAACAGCTTTCTCTCTAAATAAATCAGCACTGGCAATACCAGATGAGAATGACCTTTGTATTTGTTCGGCAGTTTTGGCAAAATCCAAACCAGTTACAGATGCCACGTTACCAGTAATAAATAATAATTCGTTTAAGTCATCTGCCCTTTTGGCAACTGCGGCAAGTGAACCAGCTCCCTTTTGAATTTGTGATAACTCAAATGGTACTTGTCCAGCATATTCTGACATTATTTGAAATGCTTTAGCTCCTTCTTCTGCTGACCCAAATAAATTCTTTAACTGTACTTCTAAATTTTCAATGCTCATTCCAACATTGATAATTTTTTTAACTGCTAAGACTCCAAAAACACCAGCAAATATAGAGCCATATTTGAGTACTTGTTTACCAAGCCCATCAATAGACCTCATCATATTGCCAAAGTTTTTTGACATTCCCCTACTAGACTTAGTAGTGATATCTTGAGCTTGTGCCATTCCTTTTTTAAGATTGGACAAGTCAGCTTCAATTTTTACGAGTAATTTATCTAGTTCCATACTTATACATCAGGGTATCTTTGTTTCAATTCTTCTAGTTCATTTTTACTCATTGGGTTAGAAGTCTTTCCAGTATTATATTCCCTAAAACCATTGATTGCCATAGTGATTTCATATATAGACATATTCCAAAAGTCATATGGAGATAAGTTCATCATTCCAACACATATCTCAAACCATTTTTTAGTGGGTAAATCTCCCTCGTAATCTGCTTCAGTTATGTTTTTTTTTCAGCAGATGATTCATCATCAACATTCAAAGCCATAGCTACTAATTCGCCAGTCATTTTAATTGATTCAAGTAATCCCATATCTGAAACTAATATCTTTACATCATTTTCTTTTATATCACTTCCACCACTGCGAATTGCTAGGGTTAATATATTTATGACTTCTAATAAGGTTATTTCAGCACTTGCTAATTTTTGCCCTATTTTAAGAATAGACATACCCATTGCTTGTTCGATTCTGATGATAGTATCAAGCGACATACGAGCTTTATAGCTTTTGTCATTTGGAAAGTTTAATATCTTTTCTGCTTTGAGGGGGTTTACCATTTTGTTGCTCCTTGATTATTGTTAGTTTTAAAACCTCATCTCTATCGCCAATGTTAATTATTCCATCAGCGATATTATGAGAAAGATTATTTATTTCAACAGTTTGAGCTTTACAAAGTTTAGAATCATAGGGCAGTTCTATTTCTATCATAGAATCAGATTCATTGACCATGCAATTCTTCTTTTTACCATCAATAATAATTTCTTCTTTAGACCACATATTAAACTGTTGCTATAGTTACTGCACCAGCACTTTCAAAAGTCATTGAATAAGTAACTGCATCATTATAAGTACCAGCATAGTCAATAGCTGTTATCTGAAATGCTCCAGTAAAAGTATTGAAATCAGGTACTAAAAATTGATAGTTTGCGAATGTTGTTGCGCTAAAGTTAGTCAGTATAGTTTGTTCACTTGCTCCATCTGTGAATATTCCACTTCCAGAAATTGTGAATGATTTGATACCAGCATTAGCCAATAATGTTCTCACTCTTGATGAGTCTTTGTTAGTTACATCAATCATTTCTGAATTAATAGAAATAGATGTATCTCGTAATCCAGCTACAGTAGTGAAAACTTCTGGCGATGCCGCGTTTCCAACTTTAACCAGTAGAGCGCTACCTTTTTGAACTGCCATAATTTACCTCTTGGTTATTAGTTATCAAAGATTGTGAACTCTACAGTTACCAATCCATGCCTTGTGATGCCATCTACTTCAACAAATGTGGAAGTATTTCTTACATAGCTCATAATTGATGATGCTCCACTCACAGAAATATTAGCATCATTGAGAAGTTCATACAACCTTTCCATGACTTGTTTGATTTGTTTTTGACCACGATATTGTGACCAAACATCAATGTCTAAGCTATATATATTGCCATCTAAAGTCTTTGTTCCAATGTTTGATGATGTTTCCAATCCAATAACAACATATGGATATGCGCTACTTTGTGGAACATTATCATATATTCTATTATTACCAACTAAGCCATCAAGAGTGCTATCTGCTGATAAAAGAGAATAAACTGCTGTTTGTAAATCAAATGAATGCCAACCCATTATACATCTCCTATCATTTTAGCAATTGACTGGGCTTTTCTAGTTGTATTGATATAAGGAACACTATGTTTACTCATAAATGGTCTATCTAAATTCATTTCTAAATATTCTGCATACTCAACATTGGTAAAAACCTTTCCCTCTAAAGAGCTAATTCTTTTATATGAAATACTATTAACTAATAATCCAGTGTCAATTGCTGGAGCATTACCTTTTAAACTCCTACCAGTAATATTTTGTGGAGTTTGTTGCATGGCTCTTTTTACTGAGCCTACAAAGAATAAACCAACTCTGTCAACAAATCTTGATGCATTATCTTCATATCTACTCATGGCTTTTTTATACATTGGCTTTATAGATTTTACAGTTACTTTTGTTGCCATTATGTTGCCACTCCCTCTGTTGCCATAATTTCTTGGTAACGATTTTTACCCTCATCAATGATTTTAATGCTTGTGATGTTAAAAAGTTTTGACCTATAGCTTAGTCTATATGCAGAAGTTAACGCTGAATAGTATCTGATAGTGAATTTATATCCTTGAGTTGCTCTTACTTGGTCACCAAACATAGACTCTGACCCTGAAGTAGCTTCTACTTTTGACCATACAGTCGTTGCAGTGCTATATGATGATGTATAACCACCAGCTCCATCTGTACTTTGTGATAAAGTCTGCAGGGCTACTCTATTTCTAAATTCGCCCAAATACATTAGTAGCCACCATATTTAGAAGTTCCCCTATAAGGATTGCTTGATAAGTTTTTAATAACAAATGGCGATAGTAGTTGAGTTGCTACTTTAGGTGGAGTTAAATTTTTACCATCTAAGATATCTCCACGATGTTCGTTCAAATAAGATGCATAAGCCAAACAACCTTGTTTAATTTGTTGTGGCACATCTCCACTTGCTCCATAACCAGCAACATATTTTATTTCAAGACCATTTGTAAGTCTTAAACCAGTAGGATATGTTTTTCCTTTTCTTAAAGTAAACATTGAGGGCATACTTGCTGTATCTAAAAAATAATTACTAGTAGCCCAAGTTGTTGCTGTGTCATCATCAGCATAATATTTCACATGACTAATTGAAGATACTGGTGATTTTGGAAGTATAATACTTTTTCTTGGAAAGTTTGCATCATATCCAGTGTAATATCCCTCTATTAATTTTTGGTCAAGGTCATAAACAGAATCAATAAATAACTCATAAGTTTGAGTAGTCATAGTCCTGCCGGTATACTGTTGCGCCCAAGAATCAACAGCTATTCTAATATAACCTAAAGCAGTATCATCATCTGACCCATCAATTTTTAAATGAGTTTTTATTTCTGCCAATGAATTGACATAATCTGTTTGCGCTGTATGTACTTTTAATCCAGCCATTTTTATCTCAGTGGGTTATCGCTACGAGCTTTCATTTCTTCAACCTTTGCCTTTAAGACTTGAATTTCTGCATCATTGATTGTCATTTGCTTAACATCTGGAAAAGATTTTGATTCTAAAACTTCTATTCTTTGAATTAGTTGACCTTGAAAAACAAACAATGAGCCAATAGTAATCACTAGACCTACAATCCCAGCTATAGTTTTAATATCCATTTAATATTCTCTCTAATTCTCTTTCTGCTCTAATTCTATCATCTATTTTATTCTGTAATATTTTATCAAACTCATTAGCTGGGTCTATATAATTACTTGATGCATATATGTTTCTTGCATCAGTATAACTCTTTTCATATCCATAAGGAAGTACTCGGTCTAAAATTTGATTGTCATTAAATAAATTTTGATTGGTTTTACCATATTCTGTCATGTCAGCGTTACTTTTCATGGCTAAAGCTACAGCGTTACTGAAACTTATTAACCTCACATCAATTCTGGAAGTAGAATTATTGATTTTTTCCTCTATCTTTTGGATATCAACCACTGCAACATCTTCATTGATGCTTTGTGAATCATCATCAGAAACTTCAATATTGGATTCTGTGATAACTTCTTCAGTTGATTCTTCTGCGACACTTGTACTGCTTTCTTCAGATTGTGTAGCCACATTTCGTTCTTCGACAGAACTCGTACTTCCCCTTGATTCAGTAGATACGACTTCTTCAGAATTTGATTCAGTTGGCTCAACTGCTGATGATTCTTCTTGACTTTCTGATACTGTGGTAGAGTTTTCTGCAACTTCAATTGTTTCTGTTTCTTCTCTAACTTCAGGGATTTCTTCAACGATTTCGATTTCTGTTGTGATTTCTTTGAAGGTCTTTGATTCTTCATTGATTAGCTCCATTGGTTTTATAAAAACATTTATTATACCTGTATTGATTTCTTCAGTTTTTACTTCTTCAATAACTACTTGTTCAAAAACAATAGAAGAAATTTCTGGCTCTTGTATGATAAAAAATATTTCTTCAAATGTTTCAGGTATTATTGTTTCAGTTAATCCTAAAGTTTCTTCTACATTTGTAAATGTTGTACTAATTTGACTCGTTTGTATAGCACTTAATACAGTATCATCATAAGTCATGGTTACTGATATAT